TGTCTATTCACAGCGTCCACTTGCGCTGTGCTCATGGGACGCTGGTAGATCATAAACATGATGTAATCTCCTTGATTGGTTGGTGACGGACAATCCGTCAGTAGCGGCTCTTATCTTGAACCATAACAACAACCCCATAAAGAGCAGGGTTGCTGATATAAGTCAAGCTTGTGTTGATAAAGCTGTGGCACAGATAGCATAATCTTGCGCTTTATTTAAAACATCAGGTAAGCTCTCGGCGGCAACATAACCTTGCACATCATCACAAGCCCACGCATCTTCATAGCTGGTCACGTTATCATGTAACCAAAGACCTGTATTAACGAACTGGTCATCTTTGAATAGGGCAACCTCGACATGATGCATATATGCGCTCCCGGCACCTACATCTTGTGACATAGAAAACGTGTAACCGTTACCTAACGTTAATTTAATATTCCGCATTGCCTTACTCCTTGGTTTGTGGTGACGGACCGTCCGTCAGTTAAAGTTAATCCATAACAACAACCCCATATAAAACAGGGTTGCTGATATAAGTCAACCTTTGTAGTCGAAAAACTCCTCAACGTCATCCGTTATGTTAACGGGATATATTTCATGCTCGGCCTTGTATATGTAAGGCTCCTTGCCTTCAGGGTATCCGTCAGACGCCCAATCCGCACGGCAATCAAGATAGTCTGATGTAGCCGCGAACTTGTTATCATATTCACGTGTGTCAGACCAATCTTGATGATACATCACAACGTGATAGGTGGTTTTTGTTATGCGATTATTAATGGTAGACATGTGTACTCTCCTTGGTACGGGGTTGAATGTTTCACGTGAAACAATGTGTGAAACAAGATGTTAATAACAAGCCCCGAAGGGCTTGCATTTAACGCCTCGCTTTTAGGCTCTGCCTTTGTTCTGGCGGCGCAATTCCTTAGCGAATGTGTCCTTGTCTAGGCCGTGGACGGCGATCATGTCGAGTACATATGCAGCCAATTCCGCTTCCGTCATGGCCTCTGCAAACGGATGATTTTCGGTGACGGACGGTCCGTCAGTAGCAGACTTGGCCTTGCCCTTTCCTTTGGAAACATTGCCAGCCGATGCCGCCTTGCCCTCGTTTTTGGCTTTCTTGTTTTCGTTCCGAAACCGCTTAACGATTGCGCTGTTCTTGAGATCCACTTTCCAATCGTCCCGCTTTCTGAGGCGAAGAATGGCAGGGAAATTAGAGGCGATCACCATCATGTCATTACGGTCCTGACGTTCCACATTGCCCAAACCTGACTGCATAATGGCTGCATTGAAAAGCTTGTCCGATTTGTGGAGTGAACGGATGCCAAGAAATATCGAACCCAATTCGTTGTATCCGTCAAGCATGCTTTCCGCTTGAAGGCAAAGTGTGTCGAACACGGCCTCACCGTGGGCTACGGCTTGGGCTTGAGTGAACTGTGTGCCGTTGAAAGTGAAAGTGCCAGTGACCGTTGCTGTTGCTGTGTTGTTAGTCATGTCGAAAACTCCTTGTTTGTGGCGTTGTTGCCGTTTCGATGATTTAACTTCTGCCAGATGGTCCGAAAAAGGTCAAGCTCTTTTCCCGTGCATTATGCGAAAGAAAAAGGAGATTGGTGACGGACGGTCCGTCAGAAGCCGATTTTAGTGAGAACGAATTAGCAACACCGATAAGAACGAATTAGCAACACTGCCTCGCGTGACGTTATGTGATGACACATGATGTAGGCGTTATGCGCTAGGGGTAGGCATTATGTGACGTCACATGTAACATGATGTGCATAAATCTGCCCATTGTGTGCATTGTGTTTGTGATCACATGTAATACGCGCATATGTAAGCATGTAATGATACCTAATCAGTAGGAAAACCTATAGAAAACAACAGCTTAGGCTCATATATGCCCACATTATGCGTCCAAGCGCACATGATGACGCGCACAGAGGGGTACGGGCGAGGGCCACCCCCCCGTTAGGCGTTACGTATGTATGTACACTGCAACACACGGGGTTTTTCAATAGCACACGCTTACGTTGTAGAGCACATTTATGCTTGACTTGGTAGTAAATCTCCTGTATCATACTTTTATGTACACTGAGATAGCTAATTGTTTCACGTGAAACATTAAGCAGACATAAAAGTTTCCTATACGAAACACATAGTGGAGACATTTATGGTACATATATCATTATTCCTACAGATCAGCCAAAAGAGAGGCTTGACATAGGGTAATATCTGTGTAAAACTACGTAGTAGTAGTAGCCTATGTATACATTTAAAGTATACAGTTATGTATAAACCAAAAAATAGTATACTACTCTTTAAATCAGCCTAAGAATAGTTCACATTAATGTATACATACACTAACAATCCTTTTTATTTTAACCTTAATTAAAAATAGTAGTTGACAATGTCTAAAAAAAGAGTAAAACTTACTGCAAGTGAGAATGTAATAGAAGAGTATTACAAAGCTCTTGTATCAAACAACCCTCGTTCTGTATTACAGGTACACATCCCTAAGTCTGACGTCTTTTATGTACGTAAAGCCATAGAAGAAGCGACAGGGGAGAGATATACTTTAGACCATGTAGAACGTTCTATGTATTTAGAGGGCCATTTATCTCGTAATGAGGTACTAGACCCGGATAGACCTAGAGGATACTGTACTTACGATGCCTAGACAACACTTTGACGATTGGAAAGTAATGCCACGGCTAATGATGCTTGTGGTTACGCTGTTAACTTACCAAGTTACACATTGGTACATGGGTTTACCTGATCCTACCATACAGCAGAGTGGACTTGTATCAGTTGTAATGGGTGCATTAACTGGGTGTTTTGCAATATGGATGGGTAAAGAATAATGATTGGTCAACTCATAGGTAGCCTTACAGGTTTAGCCACAAGTATCATTGATGGTAAGACCCAGATTAAACTTACAGAAGCTGAGATAAAGAAAAAGCAGCTTACGGGTGAGATTGATTGGGACTTAGAAGCTATGAGGGCTACTGAGAACTCATGGAAGGATGAGTGGATTACTTTGTTGTTTAGCATTCCACTTATCTTAGCTTTCTGTGGTGATTGGGGTAACGACATAGTAGCACGTGGGTTTGCAGCGTTGGAGGTTATGCCTCAGTGGTATCAGATTGCATTAGGTGGTATCGTTAGTGCTTCCATAGGAATGCGTTCAGTGAGTAAGTTTTTTGGAAAGAAGTAACAATGTTGTAAAAATGCCACAGTTAAGCGACTTAGACAGGCAGTTTATTACATTAGAGAAACAACAAGAGTTAATAAGAGAGCAAGCAAAGCTCATAGAGGAGAAGACTAATGGGTAGTATGCCTGATTTAGGAAAGAATAGAACTGGTAGAACTAAGTATGGTACACCTGCGAGTGCTACTATGCCAAAGCCTAAGACGGGTGCACAATTAGCTAAAGAGTTAGACGTGTTAGCTAGACGCCTTGATGCAGATAAGGGTAAACCCGGTGATGCAGAAAGGTTTAAACTTTTAAGAAGCCAGTGGGGTAAACAAAAGTATGTACCCGGAGAAAACAGTAGAGAGTACTTTGGAAAAACAGGTACGTATTTGTCTAAAGCAGAAGCTCAACACGCTGACGCAGATAAACAAGGAACGCCGGGAGGTGTATACGGTCTTAGTTACAAGTCTCTTCAAACTGAATTAGATAAAAACAACACTCATTCGGGTCGCGCTAGTAGATTTGGTAAACCTGTACCTATGCCTAAAGGCAACAACAAGGGTGGTCTAGCTAAGAAAACAAAAGGTTTTAAACAAGGTGGCCTAGCAGGAGCAAGTCACAATGATATGCGTAAAGGCGGACTATTCAAATGAGTTTTAAGTTATCATCACGTAGCATAGATAGACTTAATGGCGTTGATGCAGGACTAATAACTGTAGTTAATGCAGCTATTGACATGACCAAAGTTGACTTTGGTGTAACTTGTGGTATGCGTACAGTAGCCGAGCAGGAAGCTTTGGTTGCAAAGGGTGCATCACAAACTATGAAAAGCAAACACTTAGAGGGTCGTGCAGTTGACCTTGTAGCTTACGTTGGGCCTAACGTTACGTGGGCTTTAAATATGTATGACGATATAGCTGACGCTATGGCTGACGCTGCACGTATTCACGGTGTAGCTATTAAGTGGGGAGCAGCTTGGAGTGTAGGCAACATTGCTGAGTGGGACGGTTCTATGGAGGATGCAATGAATGCATACGTAGACCTTCGCCGTTCACAAGGTCGTAGGCCATTTATTGATGCTCCCCATTTTGAACTTATGTAAGCAGTATGTACACGTTTGTTCTTATGGTGTATCTAGGTACAACTAGAGAACTAATAGAGGATACAATGGTGTTTAACAATATAGAGCATTGTAACTACTACGCTAGAGAGATAACTAAGAGATACAGCACACACGGTATAGCTCCTGAAGATAGGGTTGTAGCTTATTGTTTACCTAAAGTCAGGGAGCTAAAATGAGTATTACATATAGAGGTGAAAAGTTTGCAGGTTATAACAAGCCGAAGCGTACCCCTGATCACCCGAAAAAAAGTCATGCCGTACTTGCAAAAGAAGGTAAGACCATCAAGCTCATCAGGTTCGGTGAACAGGGAGCGAAGACCGCCGGGAAGCCAAAGTCAGGTGAAACCGATAAGATGAAAAAGAAACGTGCATCCTTTAAAGCAAGACACGGTAAGAACATTAAAAAAGGTAAATTAAGTGCAGCTTATTGGGCTGATAAAGTAAAATGGTAGCACGTATGTGTACTGCCTCTATTTGGAGATAAATTAATGATGAATAAAAAGAAAGCTGGTGCCTATATGGGTGGTGGCATGGCTAAGAAGAAAAAACCTATGGCAGCAACAGGTTACAAAGAGGGTGGTGACACTAAGAAAAAAGAAACCTTTGGTCAGGCGTTTAAACGTAACCGTAAAAAGTTTATAAATAGTGGCAGTGCTGCAGACTACACCTTTAAACACAATGGAAAGTCTTACAACATTCTTCAAAAGGGTGAGACTAAAGCTGGTGTAATGAAAAAGTTCTCTGCACCTAAGACATCTGTACGTCCTAAGTTGCGTCCGGGTAGTCGTACTGCTCCTCCTATCTCTGCTAATACTAAAAAGAAAATTGAAGAGACAGTTAGAAAAGTAGCTAATACAGATTCAAAAGCTAGACCTTCACGGCCTCGTACTGAGAAAACAGAGCAACAAAAACGTAACGAAGCAGCCGCTGCAAAGCGCAGAGGTGTAGGCGCAGGTTCTTTTGCAGGTAAGGGTGCAGGTAAAGATAAACCTAAAGCCAAACCTACACGTAAAGCTGATGGTGTTCCCGCTAGGTTGCGTGAAAAAACAACTGATGGACTTCCTAAAGGTATTGGAGGGATGCTTAATCGTAGAGATGAGCCGGGCGCACCTTTCTTAGGATCAAAGGGTGGTAAATCTGCTAAAGCAAAAGCTGCTAACAGTGCAAAAGTTGCTGCAGGACAAGCTAAGTATAGAGATAGAGGAACACCTGTACAGCTTACTCTTTCACGAAGAAACTTGCGTAAGTTTAAAAAAGACCCGTCTTCTTTGACTAAGATAGAAAAAGATCGTTTATTTAAAACTTTAAAGCGTCAAGGTGTTGCTATTCCTGAAGGTCTTTCTGGAAACAATCGGTAGGACTTAATAAATAAATTGCATAACGGGGTTGCAATCTTGTATGTAGTCCTGTAACATAAAGCATGGTATAACTATCTCTGGTAATATATAGAGGAGTTATACCATGTTTAAGAAATTTATCAAAGTACTACAAGAGAGCCAACAGCGCAGAGTACAATACTGGCAGCTACACAATATGTCAGATGCTGCGCTCAAAGACATTGGAGTCACACGTGGTGAAATCAAGCAGAAGTTCTACGGCAAAGACTGCATCTAAAGCGAAACCTAAGAGAGGCTACGCGAAGGGTGGGTCAACAGTAAATGCGGCAGGTAATTATACTAAGCCTACTATGCGTAAGTCTCTTGTCGCCTCCATTAAGGCTGGCGGCAAAGGAGGAAGCCCCGGACAGTGGTCGGCTCGTAAAGCTCAAATGGTTGCCAAGCAATACAAAGCAAAAGGTGGAGGGTACACGTAATGAAAGTAGACGCACCTAAAGGCTATCATTGGATGAAACAAAAAGATGGCAGCTTAAAAGTAATGAAGCATGACGGTAAGTTTGTTCCTCACAAGGGGGCAAGCCTTACTGCTAACTTTGCTGTTCAAAAGAAGCACACTAATGCCAAGCAAAAGTAAAACAACTAAAGCAAAGAAAAAGCCAGCCGCCAAGATGAACTCTGGCGGTTTAGCTTCAAGTCAAAAAAGCCTTAAGTCGTGGACTAAGCAGGATTGGAGAACTAAAAGTGGTAAACCTTCTACGCAAGGTCCAAAGGCTACAGGAGAACGTTACTTGCCAGCTAGTGCTATTAAGGCTATGGATTCTAAGTCTTACGCTGCGTCTTCTGCAAAAAAGAGAGCAGATACAGCAAAAGGTAAACAGTTCTCTAAGCAGCCTAAAAAAGCGGCTAAAGCGTCTAGGGCGCACAGGAGAATAACGTGAGCAAAAAATTAAATGAAAAGCAACAACTCTTTATGCAGGTCTTGTTTGATGAGGCCCAAGGAGATGTTGTACAAGCTAAGAAGTTAGCAGGTTACTCAGATGGTACTGCTACACGTATAATAGTTGAAGCTTTAAAGGATGAAATCTTTGAGGCTACTAAAACTTATATGTCTAGGCTTGGCCCTAAAGCTGCTGTAGCTTACGGTAGTGCACTTATGGACCCTACACAGTTAGGCATTAAAGAGAAGATGGTAGCAGCAGGGCAGATACTAGATCGTGCTGGTGTTGTTAAAACTGAAAAGGTTGCTGTTGAGTCTAGTGGTGGATTGTTTATCTTGCCACCTAAAGAGGGCAGTGATGCCTGACTTCTTTGCTGAAAACGACTTAGGCTTTTGGATGTTACCTAAGCCTGACAAGATGAAGAAGTGGGAAAGAATACCGAGGTTAGTCAAACCTGTGCCTTGGGGTTACGAGATAGACCCTGATAACAAAGAATGGTTAAATCCTATCGTTAGAGAACTAGAACTATTAGAGCTTGCAAAGAAACATTTAAAGCAGTATAGTTATAGAGAAGTTTCTGCTTGGTTAACTACACAGTCAGGTAGAAGTATATCTCACATGGGTTTAAAGAAAAGAGTAGACATTGAGCGAAAACGTAAAACAGTTGCTAGAATTAAACGTGAGCTTGCCAAAAGGCTCCAAAAAGCCATCTCGCATTACGAAACGCTTGAAAAAGAAAGGGTCGGCTACTACACCCAAGCCCACTAAAAAAGTTTCACGTGAAACAAAACAGAAGGTTCCTGCTACTCCTATAGCTCAACCCTTTGATGTAGAGGAAGCGCAGAACATTGTCTTTAAACCTAACGCAGGGCCACAGACAGACTACTTAGCTTCTAGTGAACGTGAGGTTTTATATGGCGGGGCAGCGGGTGGAGGTAAGAGTTACGCTACACTAGCAGACCCTTTACGCAGTCTTAATCACAAAGACTTCAGTGGGTTACTTGTACGGCACACTACAGAAGAACTTAGGGAGCTTATACAGAAAAGTCAAGAGTTGTACCCTAAAGCTATTCCCGGCATTAAGTGGTCAGAGCGTAAATCACAGTGGGTTACACCTAGAGGTGGGCGCATTTGGATGAGTTACCTAGATAAAGACCAAGACGTTATGCGTTACCAAGGACAGGCGTTTAACTACATTGCATTTGATGAGTTAACACAATGGGCTACACCGTTTGCGTGGAACTATATGCGCTCACGCTTACGTAGCTCCGCACCTGAGTTAGGCTTGTATATGAGAGCTACAACTAACCCCGGTTCTATTGGACATCAATGGGTTAAGAAGATGTTTATTGATCCTTCTAAACCTAACAAGCCTTTCTGGGCTACTGATATTGAAACAGGGGAACGCTTAGAGTACCCTAAAGGCCACACTAAGGCAGGACAACCTTTGTTTAAACGTAGGTTTATACCTGCTAGTTTGTTTGATAATCCGTATCTAGCTGACAGTGGTGACTACGAAACTATGCTTTTATCTATGCCAGAGCATCAACGCAAACAACTATTAGAAGGGAACTGGGATGTCAATGAGGGTGCAGCGTTCCCTGAGTTCAACAGAAAAATACATGTTGTTGACCCGTATGACATACCTAATAGCTGGACGAAGTTCAGAGCTTGCGATTACGGCTACGGCAGTTGGACA